CGCAGCTGGTACATTCCTTGTGGGTGATTTCACAAAGTGTAACGTGAGAATGCGTGAGGCAATGAACCTTCAGGTTGGATATGTTAACGATGATTTCCAGAGAAACATGGTAACAATCCTTTGCGAAGCGAGATTGGTTGAGTATGTGAAGGATAACGATGTTAACGCATTCGTATCTGATTCGATCGCAACTGCAATCGCAGCAATCGACTTGGGAGCATAATAAGTTAATGGGGAGGCTTGTTCCTCCCCTTTCAAATTAGCATCGAAAATGGAAAAGAAAACTCGCAGAAAAAAGAAGGATCTCGACATTGATTTAAAGGTGAACAATGCTGATGTGAGCATCGAAAGGAACGAAGCCGGAACAACTATCGAGGTTGATTCGGATGTTGTTGATGTAACATACCACAAGGATCAGGAAGGCAACGTAAAAATTGACGTTGAAATCGATGACAAAGTGATCTATGAGTTCGTTTCGAATGGAGCGTCAAAGCACATGCCAAAGGGAGCAATCTTTAAGGTATCGGGAGCCATGTTAAAATTGTTCGTCAAAAGGGGATTTGGTAAACTAAAAAAGTAAAGGAATGTACGTTACAGTCAGTCAATTCGTTAACAAATATCAACTATCACTCGGGATGTACGACACGGGAAAAATTCAGTCGTATATTGACCGATACGAAAAGCGTTATTTGATTGAGTTACTTGGTCCGGATTTATATGATCAAATGGTTGCGGATACGATTTCGGGAACACCGCAATCACCAAACTTCACGTTCATATACAACCCGTTTCATGTAACGATATCACCGCTATCAATGTTGATCAGCGAAGGGATTGAACAGATGTTACTCGGATTCATTTATTTTGAGTATTCCAAAGACCTTGTAAACCAAATGACACCGTACGGAAATGTAAAGCCATTGGCTGAAAATTCAACGGTTGTTGCCGGAAATAGTACGATGATATACAATAGATACAACGAAGCGGTCCGAACGTATCGAGCCATTCAAACGTATATTGCATTGAATCGTACAATAGACAACGGTGAGATCCTGAAAATTCAGGTGTTAACTGATGGAACCGGATGGACCGAGGATGTGAATGATGTAACGGTAACGGGAGGAACGGGAACGGGTGCAACCTTCGATATTCAGTATATGCCAGAAAACGGAATCTATACTCTGTTTGCAACGGTGAAACAAGGCGGTAAGAATTACACGGTGAACGATGTATTGACCTTACAAGCATTCAACAACGATGCAACGATTCGGGTGATGGGAGTAAGTGGGGGTGATTATTCACTCTTCAACGGGATTCAAAAACAGTTTAATTATTGGTTATGATCGATTTGATTTCCTCACATATTGGCGAAATAGTTTCCAACATCAACCTTGTCATTGTAGGCGAGGTGGATAACAACATCGGAAAGAATACGTTTTGCCAAACGAAATGGGCGAGAAAGGGAAAGCGAATCCAGAACCTGGATACCAATTTCACTTTCAATATCATAAATGTTGAAGAGGATTATTACATCGATGCGCTCCCGGTGGGTGCAGGAACATTCGGATCAGGACCATACGAACTACCGGCTCCCTTCTATATTCACGGAACAAAGAAAGCCACGAATAGGGAATGGACCATTTCAACGAATGACCTTACACAAAAAACACCAATCATTTGGTTGCTCGGTCCGGTACGATACACGGCATTTGGTCGGGAAAGTTCAAAGGAATATGAAGCTGATTTGAGATTATTTTTTCTCGATGAAACCGATCCAACGAACTACTATACCGAAGACCATTTGGAGCAAGTGGTTTGGCCTATGGAACAACTCGCAAATGAGTTCCTTTTGACCTTACAGAATGATTCGAACTATGCGACAATCGACCAATGGGAGGTGATTGAATTTTCAAGGTTTGGAACGGAGCAGGATAATGGCTTCTTTCAAAACATTTTGGATGCTAATTTGTCAGGGGTGGAACTGCGATTCACATTGACAAGGTATAAAAACAATATTTGTAAATGCTAAAAAATAGAAAAAATGGCAATAGGATGTAATTGCAATGCAGGACTTTCCAACACGGGGAGACCGAATTGCGTACCGATTCAATCGGTAACAACAAAACTTATCATGGTTCCACTTGTGGCAAACGATGGTATTAAAAACTACATCGACCTTACTTCACCGCTTCCAACGTGGAATTCTTTGGTGAATGAGGCTGATGCATCAAAGAGATGGTTTCCCCTTCCGGTGTTCGAAAATGTCGAACTACCAAAAGCGGATTCACAATTTGAGGAAGCGAACTCTGGTCGAATGGTATTCCTTCGTCAAGGGAAAAGATCATTCAGCGGTGAACTTTGGGCTGAAGATTCATCACCTACATTGTTGAGCAAATTGCAAAACAATCGTTGTGTTGATTTCGGTGTGTACATCGTTGACACGGCAGGGAACTTGGTAGGCTCAAAAGTGAATGATGCGCTTTATCCAATCCCGGTTGACAATCCTTCGTTCGATCCTAAGTACATGTTTGCAACTGATGCAACAACTTCAAAGATCATGGTTGCATTCGACTTCGATCGTTTGTTCGATGAGGGTACAATGTACATGATCACGGCAACTGAAGCAGGTGTTGACTTCAATGACCTTTCAGGTTTGTTGGATGTTAACTTCCTAAATGGAACGGTTGGTGCAACAACTTACACGGCTGATTTGAAATTGGATTACGGAACGGCTTTGAACCTTATCGCATTCAGCGGTGCGGTATCGGCTGATTTCGACCTTTACAACAATACAACTGCCAGTACGGTTGCGGTGTCATCTCTGGAAAACCTTCCAACACTTGGTAACTATACGTTCTCGTATATTGCACAAACGGCAGGAGATTCGTTGACATTGTCAATCGATAAGGATGGATTCACCGGATCAGTAACATTCACTGCGGTATAATGGAGTTCATTCAAGTTGGCAGGGTACAATTCCACGTTGATCACTTGAAGGATCAAACATTGGAGGATTGCAAGGTATTCTTTGCACACATCAATGGGGAAATTGTGAAAAAGGCATGGAAGATTGCCAACCCTAAAAAGACAAAGAAGGGTGCAACCGAATAAACAACCATAGTAATAAAAGAGGGGGGTGACATAAAACGCACCCCCTTTTTTTTTAACTTTGATTGATGATTGATTTGATGGGAACACAATTGGGGGCAATGCTGAATCGGTCCAGGTCGGTCGGTCCTGACTACCTATGGGTGAAAATCTTTTCAGATAAGGAATTGCAGGAAATTATTTTGGATTACATCCGTTGGGATCAGCTTTATGCGGAAGGTGTTGACGAGGATAACGAGGTTATCGGAACTTATTCGGAGTTTACCGAGTGGATCAACCCGACAAAGACTGCCGGAACCCCTTACACCCTTTACGATACCGGTGATTTTTACAATTCAATGATCATTCGGGTATTCAGAAAGGAAATTGAGATTGATGCGGATGCAATTAAAACAGATGAAAGCGGAGAAACAACAGATTTATTCAATGAATATGGTATTGGCATTGTTGGACTTACTGAGCAAAGCAAAACGAAGCTTATCGAGGAACTCAAGGAAAGATATAACCGTGAACTCATCAAATTATTTCACGGGATTAGATGACATTCCTTTACATAACTGGATGAACTGTATGGAAGGGGAAATAAACTTCGTTAGAAAGGCTGAAAATGGCACGAATGAGGATGATATGAAGGCATGGGAACTGATATTCGATGAATACCTTGCTGAATTTGGGCTTGGTCCGGTACAAAAAAAGATTTATTCGGCAATGAAAAAGAAAGCATTGTTGGAATTGGACTATGTTATCACGGGTGATCGGTTCAAACTGACTGAAATTGAGATCGAGGTGCAGAAATTGGAGGGCATTTTGGCGAATGCAGGGAACGGAATAGGGGTGAATCAGGCATTGGTCTACATGAGTAAGTGGTTAGGCAGTTGGATCAACCCGAAAAGCATCACGGCAAGGGAATATTTTACACTTTTGGGTGAATATAATAAGGCAAACAAATAAAAATGGCAAAGAAAATTACATCGCAGGACCTTTTTGAAGGGGATATATTTGCAACGGTCCGGGAATCAGTTGAGCAAACGATTGGAAAGATTCAAACATTGAATAGTGAATTGACCGAATCGGCAAAGCTCATGAAGGGTTCCGCTGGAGGTATCAAAACGGATAGCGCAAAAGGTCAAAAGGATTTCAATAAGTTCACGCAAGAAGCGAATCAACTGAAACGGGAAAAGATTGAACTCGAAAAGCAGGAAGCACAACTTCAAGCCCTATTGAACAAGGCAAAGCAGGAGGAATTGAAGGCTGCAAAGGCAGCGAATGCGGAAGCCGAAAGACAAGCCAAAGCACAAGAGAAAGCGGTGAAACAAGCACAAGCGGAATCGAGCGCATACGCACAAAAGTCGAAGCAATTACGGGAACTTCAGAAAGCATGGAAAGACCTTGCAGTTCAGAACAAAGAGAACACGGCTGATGCACAAAAGTTATTGAAGGAAATTCAGGACTTGGATGCCGA